TCGTCATGACGGTATATTCCCAGAACTCCAGCGTCACGACGATCTGCCCCTTCTTGTTTTCCGCCTTATGGGTCAGCTGTTTGAAAATAACCTGTTTCACGCCCCGTACAGCGGTATGGCTGTTTATGATCTTGTGAACGGTGGGCTTCTCCTGGCCGGATGTCCGAAAAATCTGTTGTATCGTTTCCAGCTTTTCCAGCTTGCCCATGTCCGGGCCGTCTTCCAGGATCAGCTCAATGTTCACCTTCACATCGTCATAGCCGGTCGCCTGCTTGGGTTTCTTGCTCTGGCCCTCGACCTCCTGCTCGTCAACGATTGCGTCGCCTTTTACCTCGATGCTTTTGAAAACGCCGGGAAGGATGACGGAGTCAATTTTTACGGTGCTTTCATCGGTGTATATCATCCGTCATCCCTCCTCCTGCGTTGTCAGCCCGTTGGCGTTTGCATAGTCCTCGATCTCCCGAAGGAATTTAATGAGCATCGGCAGCTCCTTGAGCTTGGAAAAATCAACGGTCAAGTGGAACTCGTGAATGTTGACCCCCTTCTCCTTTTCGCTGCTCGTGCTGGTTTCGGTGGTTTCCTTGCTGACCTCCCGGCGCTCAACCGTCCGCACCGGTGTCCGCGTTTCGGTGATGCTCACCGTTTCCGGCTCCGCTGGTGTCAGCTGGGGGGAGAGCTGGGCATTGATCTGAGCCATAGCCCCACCCATCGCCTCTACTGGCACGGAGGCCGCTTGCTGCAGGCCGGTGGCGT